CAGCATGTTCCTTGGAATGAATTGTCCAATAATCCAGTAGATATTGAAAATTATTTGTACGGAATCAGTGCCAACAATTTTGTAAATCCAGTGCCTCAACTTGTTCCCGAGCTGAAATCATTCGACAACATCCGATTTTTTGAAACTCCAAAATTGTATATCCCAGTTCTTCCTCCTTATTTACAAGGTCAACGTCCATTTTAAAAAAATAATACATATTACATCAGACATTTATAGTTACGGGCTTTAAGAGGTTCTAGTGCAGGATACGTACTATTAGATGATTGCACAATGGAATAATTCTGTGAATTGTAATACTTTTTACGCTTGGACCATTGGCGTCCAAACGTTTCATGCGAATCTACAATATCTACAATAATAGGTTGGCCATGTTTTTCTCTTAAAATACGTCCAACTGCTTGAGTTACATCCGTTTTAGGTGTTGCCATAATCAACGTATTGAGCGATTTAATATCCAGCGCTTCTTCTGCCATGGCATAGGTGGCAATCACAACTTGTTTGCTTTCTGTTTCTTTCAAATCTGCTGCAGACATTCCACCTATATAATACCCTACCGTTGCCAATTTACGGTGTTGAATTGCATCATGCAAATAGGTCAGCACCGATTTGTTGTGGGCTAAAATCATAATTTGTCGTCGTACATCGGATGGTGCTAGCAAATGAGTAAGCACGGTAAGTATGAATTCAGTACGTCCGTTGTATTCGCAAATCTTTTTAATCATGCTGGAATAATTGGCTTGACCTTTAAAATTTAAAATAGTTTCATTGAATTCTGCATCGTTGGTCCGATATTTAATCATTTGAACCATAATATTGTCTACCATTTCACGTTGGGCTGAATAGACAACTTCTCCCAAAAACATTTTAAATATTTTGGTCATACCATCTTTACGTTCCATCGTAGCCGATAATCCAAGCATGTAAGGTGTTACGATTTGAAACAATGCGTTGCTAAACACTTCAGCTCCCATGTGATGGGTTTCATCGATAATCGTGAATCCAAAATCGTTAAACACTTCGCGCGGATACGTTTTGGTAGATAAGGATTGCAACATCCCCAATACAATATCTTTGTTGTTCACATCAATAATAGACCCCTGTATTCTTCCAATTCTAGCTGACGGTAAAAATTCTTGTATTCGTTCTATCCATTGGTCCATTAAAAATTCTTTGTGGACAATCACCAATGTTTTTTTGCTCAACGCGCTAACCAAATACAGCGCTACAATTGTTTTCCCGAACCCACATGGTAATTGAAGTAGCCCGCATTTTGAATGCATAAACGCATCAATGGCAGGTTGTTGTGTTTCTCTAATTTGACCTGTAAATGGTAGTTGAATAGTTGTACCTTCGGGTAATTGTGAAGGAACTGCATCTGATTTATAAAATCGAGGAACGTACAATTTATTGGGAGATTCGCGATAAATGTAAAAAGGAGGTAAAGGTTGGTACAGATTTTTAGGCGTAATGGTAAGTTCCTTTTTAATTTGTTTTTGTTCCGTTTCGGTAAGAACCGATTTGGGAATCGTAAGTCCTTTTTGACCTAAATACATTATACTTGTATACTTTTTAGATTGTTTAATCAATTTTAATTATAATCTTTTATACATATATGAATATTCTTGAAATCGTTATCATGGTTGTATTAATCATTATTATTGTGGGAGGTGTTTCTATACCACCGGAAATTCATTCTATAGTAGGTGGTGTTCCTGGTATTATTACTATTTTATGGATTGTATTTTATTTATTTACTGTATCTCCTATTTTAGGCGTATTCGCCATGATTGCTGGTTATGAAGTTGTCATCAACACACGCTCTAATAAAATGAATCCTATTTTAGAAGATTTACCTTCTCAAACACCTTTTACACCAACTAATCAATTTCAAATTACCTTGGAAGAAACGATTGTAAAAAACATTGCTCCTTTAGTTCAATCTGTTACTCCAACCCATTTAAATTTTAAATACACACAAGATAATACATATTCCGCTGCAAATGCAGTTTAACGTCTAGATACAGATTCAAGCATTTCGTATTTTTGTTTCAATGTGTCATGCTCTTTCACTAACAATAAATATTTTTCTTCATTTTTTTTAGCACGAGCAGTTAATTCATTAATAAACTCTCTTGAAATTCCTGTATTTTTAACTTCTATCGCGGCGATAGTAGCAGCATCGCATGTAACTTTACACAATTGTTTGGCATTTTTTTCACAATCGGAAACACATTTACTAGAAGCATATTGCACATGTTCAGGTGTTTTTGGTCTAAAGAAACTTTCTCCTCCGCGATATTTTTTTGTAGGTTTTCTTCCGATTCTATATTTTCTTGATTTAAATCGTTTTCCTCCACGATATAAATTAAAATTCAAATTACTTGCCGTTGGATTTGTATAGTCAAACATATATATTGATAATATTATTTTACCAATAGCAACCAGATTCTATAGTATTGTGATTGAGTGGTTTTTCGTTATCAGACGGGCGTTTCCAATCAGTCGTCATATACAATTTCATAGATTCTTTACGTTCGGTTAACCAACGATTTCCGTAAATACCAAAATACATTTGTAATACTCCTCCTACATAAATAGCTGATTTATTTAAAGAATAAATATACGAACAAATAGGGTTTCCGTATCCCCCACAGGAACACAATGCTACATCAAACTCATTTTCTATTTTTTTAATTTGTTTACAGAAATACTTAAATTCATCCTGCCAATCTAAACTCGTATTGTTTCCATTGGTTTGAGGTGGTTTTAAATAGACAAACGTACAATTGGGGAATAAATCTATTGGATAAGCCTGTGGTTGTTTTTGAATGCTTTCTACAAACGAAGATATGATAAGTATGCGTTTATTTGCTAAAGCATGTGTCCATGGTTGATGAATATAGTGGAAAATGTCAAATACAAAAGCCCATATGGTTGGTTTTGGATAAAGCCGTTGAATTTCGTTATGGGAAAACGCAATATATTTGTATACATTTCCCCAGGGTTCCCATGAAGTATAGATGGAACATTTATCAAACGCAGACAAATACCATTTTTTATACTGTTCAATTGATTCTATAGAATTAAAATGTATTCCCGCATTTTTTTTCATCGTAGGCATAAGGTTTTGCAATATGGTAAAATCTTGACTTATCACAAAATTATTTTCAACTCCGGCAATTCGTGGTATCAAAATAGGAGATGTAGATTGTAATGCATGGTACAAATCTGTATTGGATTTTGAAAACGAATATATTTTCATCGTTATATCATTCACGGTTGGATGCGGAGAACTATAAGGCATGTTTGCGGGAAATACATAACAATAAGGCTGTTCTATAAATCCTGTATAATTTCGAGTAGTAGTTGTATGACAATGGTACGTTTTGATATAGGAAGGGTCATTGTATATCTCATATCCTAACATTTTGAACAAATAGGTAATTTTGTTGTCGCATCCAGGTACGCCTAATTGAATTTTGATTATATCTAATTGTTTTTTAGTAAACGTGTGGTTCGAATGCACAATCCAAGTATCTTGACTATCTTCTCTACCTGTTGTTTTGTTAGGTCTACAAAATAGTTGAGGGTCACCATCGTTATATTCGTATCGAAGTAATGCAAACATTTTTTTGTGTACATGTATATCTGATGTACGAATATTTTGTATGGTTTTGTCTACAAAAATATCCGAATTGATTAACACTTTGTATCCATGTATTTTATATTGTAAAAAATCTGCATAGGTAATACGTTTATCAATAACAACTTGTTTTATTTTAGAACTACTGATACCTAATTCATCGTCCGTATAGATGCGTTCGTTCAATAAAATAATGGATTCTATGTGAGGATTTTTTACATTTTTTTTAAGTGCAAATCGAATTTCGCGACGATGAGTTTTATCTTTATCTAAATAAAATTGTAAAAATAAGTGAATAGGGTCGGTAGTCGTGTATTCTTTACAGGTAGGCAACGATTGTTCAATAATAATCATAGTTTATAAAAGAATAAATCTTTAATATATGGTGTTATTATCTGGAAAACGAAAAAATAAAGATAATATACAAAAAATAGTATCTAATTTTATTGACCCTTATTTAGATAATCAATATGTAGTGTTGAAAGGAAATATGATTTGTACAAATACAAATGACGTTTTATCTAATAAAATGGTAAAATTATTAGACCGAGTACCTATTCAACCCCACACCTCAGGTGATTTAGGATATCAATTTAAAACGATGATTAAATTAAAACCGGAATATGAACTATATGAGTTACTTTATAAAACAAAAATATATGATAACCATAAATTAAATTTTTTAAGAGAGTGTATGCGTAAAAAAATGTCATTTTCTACAATTAAAAATATATGTACTCTATATGTCTAGTATAGATTTAGCCGTATTAAACAAACAAATGTATACTATTTCGCAACTATTGGAAAGTCATTATATTTATGTAGATGACCCAACAACATTAATCTCTACCGATTTATTTAAAAGTACATTTTTTAATGGTGATGTATTTACAATCAATAAACCTGTACAAACTTCTAGTTTACCATTAATTTTAATTGATAAAGCACTTGTAGACGGAGTTCCTATTGATTTATATTCACAAATTATCTCATTTGCTGCGGATGATTTAGGTGTGAATGAATCTGAAATTACAAATGTTAGCAAAATAGAAATACGCAAAGAATGCAACAACTTAAACATGTCTTCTTTAAATGTTACAACATCCTTGAAATGGTCGGATATTTCAAGTATAATATCATCAACTACACCTATTATAATTACTGTTGTGTTGACCAATTGCAATCCAAATATCAAAAATATTTGTATCGTGTTTAGATATTTTTTAGATGTTTAAAATGTTTATTTAATTCTTTCAAACTTAAATATGGTTTCATAGTTTTTTTCATGTGTCATTTTACATTCAATGTCTTTTATATCATTTTCGAATATAGGTAACATACTTCTTGGAAAAATAAAAAAAAAATCATAACCTTTATCTAGAAGTAGTTGAAACAACATTGTTTTATAATTATTGTGGGTGTATATATACAATAATTAGTATATTTAATTATTTAAATGTCTACAAAATTAATATAGCATAATAATATGAAAAAATGTAAAATGGATTGTAGACCAGGCCCATTATCCTATAATGAATATTATGTTATGAAATATCATTGTAATCAAAATCTACCTCCATGTAAACCACCACCTTGGTATTCAACATGCCCTAAACCGTGTGACAAACCGTGCGACAGTCCGTGTGACAAACCATGTGACAGACCTTGTGACAAACCTTGTGATAAACCATGTGACAAACCGTGTGATAAACCTTGTGACAGACCGTGCAACAGTCGTTGTTTGCCAAAATATGTAAAGGATATTATGGCATGTAAATAATTAAAATACTATTTAAAGAATGTCCGTCATATTTATGTAGAATGTCAAAAATGACGAGCAAACATATTAAAAACGAGCAATGGTCTGTAAAACAAATTATGGCTAAAATTGATAATGGTGAGATAAATAAACCAAAATTTCAAAGAAAACGAAAATGGGATGACCTTCCCATAAAAGATAATAATCCAAATGAAAAATCTTATATTGAATTTTTATTTAAAACAGAAAATAGTGTGCACCCAATTACATTTGGTGAAGATATATATAACAAATGGTTATCTAACATTGATGGTAATAACCGTTTAAATGCACTCAAACATTTTATAGATAAACCATTTGAGTTATTTGAAGAGTATTTAGATGATAT